AGGAATGGCTCATCACAGCAAAAGAGCAACTACCCCCCGGCAAACGCCAGCACATCATTCTCGGCAAGGCCCAAGAACTCGCCTTCAAAGATACCGCCGAACGCATCGAAACTTGGAATGAGCACGTCCGCATTGATTTTGAAGTTGTACTCTGTATGAGGAAACCTGAATGAGCAAGGCGGCAAAAATGATTGAATCCAGGGGCACGGGTCTTTCCTTCCACACTAATCCTTTCGGCCCGTGCCCCTATATTTTGCGCGAATTTTGATTGACGCAGGCCGCAAAGACAGTAAGATTGCGATTATGGACGTTGTAGTAAGCTATTTTTCAGACTGGCGACATAGGGCTTCTCGGACAAGTCACAGCTTGCTGTAACGTCCAACCGAGAAGCCTTTTTCTTTGGCAAGGAGGCTGTCTATGGAAGAAACAGGTTACACAAAGCTCTTTGGGAGCATCATTTACAGCACTATTTGGCGAGAGAGCAAGGACACGAAGATTTTATGGGTTACGATGTTGGCGCTTGCGAATCGGCACGGCGAGGTGGCGGCGTCAATCCCTGGATTGGCTGATGCGGCCAGGTTGACTATTGATGAGACCCTGGTCAGCTTGGAGGTGCTTGAATCCGCCGACCCCTTCAGCCGGAACAAAGACAATGGGGGTCGTAGGATAGGGGTAATTGACGGAGGTTGGCGAATACTCAATTATTCCGTTTACCGGGCAAAAATGCGTAAAGATGCTGAATACTATAGGGAATATCGCGCAACCAAGTGCAACCAAGTGCAACCAAGTGCAACCACACACAACCATCTGCCTACTATATCAAAAGCAAAAGCAAAAGCAAAAGCAAAAGCAAAAGCAGAAACAAAAGAAGAAAAGAAGAAAGAAGAAAAGAAAAGGGCTTCGCCCTTTGTACCCCCGACAGTTGAAGAAGTTGAACAGTATTGCAAGGACAAAGGTTATGAAGTGAACGCCAAGCAGTTTATCGAATACTACGCCGTTGCCAAGTGGCACGACGCTAAAGGCAACCCAGTGAAGAGCTGGAAGCAGAAGATAATAAGCGTTTGGGGCACAAAGAATGGGCGAACCACAGAGAATAGGCGAAATACTGAAAACAGCGCTCCCGCAGATTTTATCCGTTAGATGTGAGAAATGCGGACACGGGTTGCGATACAAAGACAATACCGGGGTGCGGGCCTGGTGCAAACGGTGTATTGACGTTTGGGGGCGATTGCAGGCGCTCAAAGAGGAGAGGGCCGAGCAGTTGATATTGAACTTGGTCGGTTCCTTGTACCTGGATGCGGAACTTCTCGACCTGGAGGAGGAAACGGGGCAAAAGTTATTGAGTTTAGAGGCGGGCCGCGACGTTTTTATGTTCGGGCCTGTGGGCACGGGGAAAACCTACGCTATGGCCGCGCTCATCCGGCATTACATATATGCGGGATACGAGGTCGAGCGGGTGAACTTCGACGACTTCTGTGTGCAGGTACGAGCTACGATGTCCCCGGCGTCAAAGAAAACTGAGTGGGACCTGATAGAGCCTCTCAAAGATATTGACAAACTATTCATTGACGATTTGGGTATTCGAGGCAAGCAAGAAACAGACTTCAGCTACGTCACGTTGTACTCGATTCTCAATAAGCGGCAGGAGCGCCAATTGCCCACATTTCTAAGTTCAAATAAGACCCTCGCGCAGCTTGGTCAGAGTTTTGATGCGCGAATTGCCAGCAGGTTATCGGCGGCGTTAATTATCGAAATGACCGGACCGGATAGACGCCGGCCAGACAATGCCTGAATCAGGGCCTACAGTGAAATACCCCCTACCAAACTACCCCTCAGGGGGAGATCGTCGTGCCACGGGCCTGTAGAAAGCGCCTGGTGAAGACTACAGGCAGGTTAAAAGGGGGCTCCGTCCCCCTAAGAGCAGGAAAAGGTTCTATGTTACACTCAGCGCGAATTGCTCGACCAGGTTATGAAGTCGCAAATGCAGATTCCCAAGGGCATTGGCCTTCTCAAGAGGTCTATCGGCACCTTCAAGGTCCCTGAGAATATCCTTGAGCGCCGCCATCAATTTGTCGAATCGCTCTGCCCGATACCTATCAACGCAGTCGTAACATAATAGCGCTATATTTTCATCGGTCAACATTATCATCTCCTTTTTGATTCGGACTTCGCAATCAGAATCAATACAAACAATAAACAGAAACACACGGTACAGAGGTCAATCAGGCGTTGCATTAAGCGCATCCCTTGACGATTATCATAAATACAATCACCGCCAGGCTAAACACCAATGCGGATAGATTGAATTGCTTTTCACTCATTTTTTAGCCTTTCTCTGTTTTTTCGGTTCTCTACGATTCGCCGGGATTGACGATCCCCGGCGCGCCCGATACAAACTACCCTTGTTTTGCCTCTGCCTCGGCGATAGCGGTTTCCAACCTCGCCGTCAACACCGCTGCTTCCAAAAGGCTCAACCAGGGTGATGCCTTTATACCCAACTCATTGCATATTTTAGTGAGCCGCTCCAATGAGAGTTCGCATGCCGCCAGCAGTTTGGCGTTATTTTGACGTAATTTCTGTAACTGAAATTCGTGCCAACAGAACCAACACCAACCATTCGGCTTCCCATACACATCAACTGTATCATAGGGGCCATCGTGTTGTCCCGGTATGTGCTTGCCAGGTAAGTCGATAAAGTGTTCGCAATCGCCACGACCGGGGCCAGCATAGAAACAACCATCGTCCCTATGTTTTGTTTCACTCATCTTCAACCTCACCTTTCTTAAAAGGCCCTGATGGTAACATTGGTCGCTTGAAGATCCATATTCGCCAGAGGATTGCTCGCAGGTAAAAAGCAACTATAACCTGTTACGTACTTTGCCCACTCCACGAATTTGTCGTAAGGCGTCCCCTCTGGTATTTCGACTCTAATCGTTATTGTATATTCGCTCATATCAAACCTCACTTTCTCAAAAGGCCCCGCTGCGCTTCCGCGCTTTTCACGGCGGGCGGGGGCAGCCGGTTGGAGTCTATCCCACAACTTCCTTAATAACGGCCAAAATATCAAGTACTTGGTGAGCCTCCGCCGCCTCCGCCGCCAGGGCCGCCGCCTCCGCCGCGGCGACCTCCGCCGACCAAGCCTCCGAGGTCGCCTCCGCCGCCAGGGCCGTCGCCTCCGCCGCCAGGGCCGCCGCCTCCGCCGCCAGGGCCGCCGCCTCCGCCGCCAGGGCCGTCGCCTCCGCCGCCCACGCCCCCGCCTCCGCCGCCAGGGCCGCCGCCTCCCAAGCCCTCCACGCCGCCTTCGCCGCCGCCGTCTTCGTGCGGTTTGTCCCATTCAGCCAATTCTCCGCCCAAATAACAAAATTCGGCTCGGAATGCAGTCCCTGCACGCATCGAATGCCAATCTCGACGCGTTGTGTTGGAGTAATGAGGGACAACGGCAACTCTGTTAACAGTCTGGCTCGGCGCGCGCCGCCCTTTGTAGCATCCACTTTGGTATCCCCGTCGATTTCAATTTCCCACAGGCGCGGCTTGTCGATATTTGCATGAATTGGGTTGAAAAAGACGGCCAACAACGGATCGTCGTAAAAATGAATCCAACCGTCTGAACACAAACTCTGGGCCAACTTGCCCGGTGCTTGCACCCATTCCCCGACTACCCACTGGCAACCCATGTGTGTTTGCAGATTCTGGTCCGTCAGTTTGTATTTCATTTGTGTCATAGTCTTTACTCCAATAAAGTGTTTCATTTTGTAACGGGTTCAACAAGGCCCCAGAGTTATCATCCGAGCGCTTTTGACGCCGCAACTGCACCGCCGGGGTCAAGAGCTTTCAGTTCGCTCATTCGCTTGCCAAAGTATTCCCCTGATTCGCCCTCGAACATAGGAGTCCCGGACGGGGCGAATCGCCATTGCTGTAGCAGGGAGTAATACGTTCGGGCATCAATTTCAGCTTTGAGTTCCGGTGTTAAGTCCATTTTCCTACCCTTTCAAGAAAAGGCCCCGGCTCGACTACTAAACTTGGGCGAGCAAGGTAGGTGAGCCGAGCGCGGGGCCGCGTGATTATTGTTTTGAATGTGTTCGCCCAAGTTCATAATCACAAAGTATCATATCAGCGCAGCTTCGTCAAGGAAAATCTTTGCAGAATGTGAAAAACCTTTTCACTTGACACCTACGCCGTAAGAGGTATATCTTATGGGGTATGCGAAAAACGAGGCCACATAACCTCACAATCAAACAGCAAGTCTTTGTCAGCGCGTATGTCGCCAACGGCTTCAATGGGACTCAGGCTGCGATTACAGCCCAATACGCACCCCAGAGGGCACGGTCCACAGCATCCCGGATGCTGGCAACAAACGGCAACGTCCAGAAAGCCATAGCGGAAAAGCTCAAACCGCTTGTCCGCAAACACAACATAAACGCGGATAATATCATCGCAGAATTCACAGAGATTGCTTTTGCCCGCAAGAAGCGTCCGTGGGGTAGAGATACGATGCAGGTGCATACACATAACAAAATCAGTGCGCTCACACAGTTGGCCGAGATATGCGAAATCATCCGCCGGCATGATGCGCCTCAGCAACAGGCGCAGCAGGTAATCGTGAACGTGTTATTGAAGGGTCAGCCCATTGAGGCCAATATCATAGATGATGACTTACGAACTAACGACCCGACAAGAACAAGCCTTTCAAATCTTGAATGACCCCGCCGTAACCGACGTGCTTTTCGGGGGAGCGAAGGGGCCGGGCAAGTCGTGGTTCCTCTGCTGGTGGGCTTGGTGGCTCACAAAGCAGATCATCAAACAGTTCAACTTACAGCCCACCGACACCCCGCCACATATCGGATTCATCGGGCGCAAACAGTCAGTCGATTTCACGATGACGACCTTGCAGACGTGGCAAGAGATAATCCCCCGCGCCAGCTATACTATCAAAGGCGCGACCGACCGCCATCCGAAACACATTCTCATCGAGGGCCGCGCCGCAATAGACTTCGGCGGATTCGATAGACAAGAGACGGTCAACAAGTTCAATAGCGCCGAGTATGTCTTTATCGGTGTTGACCAGGCGGAGGAGCTTACGCAGGATGATGTTTCTATTCTCCGTGCGTCGCGCAGAATGAAGTTGGGCGGCAAGCAACTGAGGTATAAGGGGTTGTTCACGGCGAACCCGGCGCCAAGTTGGCTCAAGCCTGAGTTCATCGACGCCCCACCCCCACAGAACAGATTCGTACAAGCCCTGCCCTCAGACAATCCCCACTTGCCAACCACTTACATTGGAATCCTTCAAGAGGCGTTCAAGCACAGGCCGGAATTACTCCAAGCCTATCTGTACGGCTCTTGGTCGAGCGTAGAGGGTCCGAATCAGATTATCAAGTCGCAGTGGCTGGTAGATGCCAAGATAAGACGGCCACAAGAATATCTTCGCACATATCTGGTATGCGACCCGGCGGGAGAAGGCGATGACGAGTGTGTAATCTATCTGATGCACGACTCCGAAATCGCCGAGAAGGTGATACTGCCCTATTGTAAGACCACGCAGATAAGCAATTGCCTCGCCCGGCTAAGCCGGCAGAACGATAATTGTATGGCGGTGGTCGAATGTATCGGAGCAGATCTGGGTTTTGGCGTGCTTTCGGAGCTGCAGGAATTAGAGGTCCCCACAATACGCTACAATCCCGCTGGCGCTTCCAAACAACCGGAGAAGTACGTCAATCTGCGGGCCGAGGCTTGGGACACAGCGGCGAAGGCGCTGTGTGAAGGAATGCTGCCGCAGTCAAATTCCCTCTTGACAATGGCAAGTTCATACATTACTTTGGAAACTCAGTTATGCGTCCCGACCTATAAATTCGCAGGCGCAAAGATGCAGATTGAGGCAAAGAAGGACATAAAGAAGCGGCTGGGCAGGTCGCCCGACCACGCAGATACCTTCATAATGGCCTTGTGGGCCTGGCCCCAAATCAAGAGCAGTAAGCAAGCGAGGAAAGAACAAAACGATTTAGCCGCCCTCAGTGAAAGATATGCCAGCCCGTTCAGCATGAGGTAGTATGAAAGAACACGAACTGATTGCCGATTACGAGGAGTTGTTCAACGACTACAAAGGTGCGTGGAGTCCTTACCTCGTAGAGGCCGATTCGGATATGGAGCTGCACTTAGGTGCACACTTCTCGTCCGCACAGGTGGCGCAGGCCAAGAAGACGGGCCGCTCCTTAGTTCCCTTCCCGAAGACAACAAGGCAGGTAGAACTATTGCACGGGTACGAAATCAAGAACAGGCACATCCTCAAGATTGGCGCAGTCGGCAAAGAGGATGACATTGCCGCCCGGCAGCACACGGGCATCATAATGCAACAGATGGCCCAGGGCGGCTATGATATGCTCAGTGAGACCTTCAAATGGGGGGCCCTGGTAACAGGGTCGAATCTCTTTGAAGTGTATCTTGACCGCGAAGGACGAGTGCAATTTGGCCGTCGGCCACACAATGGATTCATGCTCGACCCCGGTTTCACGCTGCCCGACCTATCAGACTGCCGGCACATATTGACGGGCAAGTGGCTTCACGAAGACGCCGTGAAGAAACTGCTGCCGACCGAGGCCGACAGGATAGACAAGATTCCGCCGATGAACGCCCGCAGGTGGACAGACAGCTTTCAACTGGCCCGCAAGGACTATATGCGGTGTTATGAGGAGTGGTGGTCTCTGATTGAGGAGTTCAAGAGTTTCGTCATAAACCGCATGACGGGCCAAGAAATCGAATGGGAGCAATTCGTCAAGAACGCGGTAGTGGGCGGGGCGCGTAACGCTCAGGCTATTCTTGATACAATGCGGATGCCGAATGGTATGCCGATATTCAGTAAATTCCAGAAGCCGGTCCGCCGCATCGAATTGAAGTGCTTCGTTGATGCCGAGCCGGTGTGGGAAGGCCCGAACCCCACGGGGATTGACGAGTACAACTTCGTATGGGTAGGCGGTGAATGGTGTCCCGAATGTCCGCGAAGCGAATTGAAGCTCCGAAGCTTAACGCGCAAATTGCATGAGCAGCAATTCGCTCGCGACAAGCGTATCAATCAAGCCATAGACATTATCGAATCAAGTATTCAAGCCGCAAAAGTTGCAAGACAAGGTTCACTGGTCAATCCCGACGATGCCTATAAGAGTGGCCAAGGTCATACAATTTGGGTAAACAAAGACTTCGCCGGGACTTTGCAGGATGCAATATATCAGCTCACCGGCCCCAGCCCAAGCGAGGGAGTCTTTCAACTTATCGAACTGATGGACCGGGAGGAGACTGAGGCTACAGGACTCAATCAAGAGGTATTTGGAGGGGATGAGGGGGACAGGCCCGCGATTCTCTCCGTATTCCGGACCGGCCAGGCCCTTACGGCGCAACAGAGCATATTCCAGGGCTTCCGGCGCGCCAAGTGGCAGGTGGGAATAAAACTCGTTAAGATGAACCAGGCGAATATGACGCCGAAGATGGTGACGCGTTGTATCAATGAGCAACCCGCCCCCGGATTCTATGAGCCGGACTTTACCCGTTTCGACTGCAATCCGACCGAAGGACTGCTCACCGATAGCCAGCGACATCTCAATTACCTCGAACTAAAGGAGCTTTACACATTGTTCCCGGACGCGATTTCGCCGAGTTTCATAATCGAGGCCGCCCCCGTCCAATTTCCCGAAAAGCTAATCGCCAGTATCAAGCAGAAGGAGCAAATGGCAAGCCAGATGGCGCAGGCCCAACTCCAGACTAAAGAACAAATGGATGCGATGCTGTTGGCCCAGGCGCGACTTGATAATGCCCGGGCGCAGGCGGAGATGGCAGGTATCCCATTAGAGCAGGCGAAAACGATGTCCGAGATAGCGAAAATTAAGGCCGAGCCACAACTTACCTATATCGATCGTTATCTTCAGTTGCTTACCCTTATGCAACAAAGTCAGCAGGCCGCTCAGCAACCAGTAAGGCAAGGAGGCGCATAATGCCGCTGACCAAAAAAGGGATGAAAGTCCGGCGGGCGATGCGCAAGCAATACGGCGCAAAGAAGGGCGACCGCGTCTTTTTCGCATCCCAGAACAAGGGTACAATTAAGGGTACACACAAAAAGAGGAAACGCAAGCGATGATAACCCCCGGTCTATTGCAGAAGCTAATGTCGAATAAGCCCCGCAACGAGAAGGCGAAGATACTTCGTCCCTGCGAACCAGGGTGGTGCAGTATGCCCAAGGGTATCATATTCGAGGTTATGGCAGTAATCGCCGACGCCGCAAAACAGAAGAAATGCAAGGCCGCGGATTTATGCGTCGCAGCGCATTTGGCCGATGATAAGTTGCAGATGGTCAGGATATATGATAAAGTCCCCAAAAGATTGAATGGCTGGCTGCGCGTTAAAGCCGCCTGGAATGTACTATTAAGGGGAAGAATATGAGAAGGATTTTTGTCACCGTCATTTTGTGTATAGTTTCTCTGGTTCTTGGTATGTTGGCCAGGGGAATGTACAACAACTATGCCGCAGGGAGCAAATTGACCGAAGAAGCGCGCCGCGCATCGTATCTGATGCCGCAGAAAGACAGCCCCACCTGGAAGGATTGGACGGCCAAATATGGCGACACCGCCGACTCGTGGGAATTATTCAGTATCGCCTTCCATACGCGCTATTTAGGGGAACTCAATCAAAGAATCACGAAGTTGGAGAAGGCGCGGGATGTCAATGAACCTAATCCACCTGCTAAAACAAATTGAGTGCATTTTTGAAGGAAATTAGACAATGGACATTCAGAATCAAGAAGACGTAAAAATTGAGGTTCAGCCCGTCACTGAGCCTACAGGCGATACCGGCCAGGTCGCCTCTGGTCAAGGCGTGATAGAGAATCAGCCCGCCCCTGACCAAAATCAGGCAGTACCCTACGAGCGATTCAGAGAAGTGAACGAGGCCAAGAAAGTCGCCGAACAGGAGGCCGCGAATCTGAGGGCGCAATTCTCATTATTGCAACAAGCGCCAGTCGCGCCGCAACCACAGGGCCCTTCGGATATATTCGCCGAGGCCGGACTTGGCGACGATGACATTCCCACTGTGAAACAGGTCAGGCATTATGCCCGCACCATTGAACAGAGGGGAGCCGCCATTCAACAGTTCTCGGCCCGCGACCAATTCGTCAATTCAAAGGCGGACTACGAGGAAGTTGTCGGGACAAAACCAAGCGCAGGGGGTTTTGTTCCGTCGGCGCACTTCGCCAAAGTCCTGCAAGCCGACCCGGAATTGATGCACGAATTGACCAACCCAATAACGGCCCCCCGAATCGCGTACAGGGCGGCGAAAGCCTTCAAAGCTCAACAGGAGCTTGCAGAGGCCCGCCAGCAGACCAATCAACGTGACATAAATCAACAAGTAAATCTAAGAACGAATCCCTTACCGGCCTCTGCGGTCGGCGGGGGCGGGGCAGTCCAGAGGGGCAGTGAATTACTCGGACTCGACGCCTCGAAACCCGAAGACCGAGCGAGAATCCTCGCGCTTACCGAACGCACGTTCCGGTAGGGAAAAGGAGTTTGAGTTATGAGTGAGAACACTATCACCACGACCGCACGACTTGACCATCCAGTCGGGATACACGCGATTCAGCGTTTCCTGGCCTATATGATGCCCAAGCTCGTGCATGAACAGTTTGGCGATGCGATCGATATGCCCACGGGCGAAGGCAAGACCGTCAAGTGGCGCAGATGGACCCCCCCAACGGCCCAAACGACCCCGAATGTCGAAGGGGTTGATGGTTCCCCCGTTGTACCCAGCAAGACGGATTTGCAGGTCGATCTCGACAGGTACTCGGCCTGGGTGAAATGGACGGAGTGGCTCGACCTAATCGGCTGGAGTCAGGACGCCAAACAGCTCACCGAGTGGCTTGCTGACATGGCCGCGATAACGCGCGATACGCTGGTGCGTGAAGTCCTGGCCAATTGTGCATCGAGTGTTACCATGTCGAACGGCGGGGCCACGGCGACGCACTTGAACGCAACCGACCTCGATACCGCGGTTCAAACCCTGATGGGCTACGCCGACCCGATAACACCGATGATTACGGCAGGCAAGGGAGTTGGAACAACCCCAATAGCGCCCGCATATATCGCTATTGGGCACACCGACCTTTGGAGCACCCTGATTAACGTGGCCGGGTTCAGAGAGGTTCAAGTCTATGCCTCGCCCGGCGGGGCTTATGAGAACGAAGTCGGTTCGACCAGGCACATTCGTTGGCTTCTGACCCGTAACGCAAAGAAGGCCAGCACCACGTACACCGTGCCCCTTCTCGGCACGAAGGCTTACGGCACGGTCAAGTTGCCGGCGGGCGAGCAAATGTTAGGTTACAAACCGCCGGAGCAGTCGGGCAGCCCGACGAACGCCTGGAGTATCTACTTCTACAAGTTCTGGGCGGCCTCGAAGATTCTCGACGATACGAGAATGCTGCGCCTGATCTGCACAACCTAACGTCAAC